CTTCAAATAGTGAGCTAGCAGCTCCCCAATCCTGTAGCAATTCAATTGTAAATGTCCATTGCTTATCTACGGACTTGTAAGCGCGACCATCAAGGGTTTGATAGGTTTCGATAATTGTGTCGCAGCTAAGGACTGCGCTTGTTGCTTGGGCGTCATATGTTGATGCATCGAGTGTGAAAGTCACATCGCGCCCAGTTATTACTGTTGTTGGCATTTGGGTCTCCTATGCGGTTTGCTCGTAGCGGACGCTCAAGCGTATATCTGAAACTAGCAGGGTCGTATTTCCTACTTCAGTTACGGATGGTCTTTCGACTGTCGATAACTCATACTTGGACGCATTTAACGCGCCAAGAATATTTATGATCATTTGTTCTAAATTATCAAGAGCGGCTGCATTGCTAAAATACGCAACGCAAGCGGTTACTGTGTAATTTAATTTAACTCTCGTTGTAGCTTTGCCCAAGACCTCAAGCTCCATATAGGGCGAGTCTGGTATTACAACTATTGCTGGGACTATAGGCGCTTCAGGAACGGAGTCATAGATATTGGCACTTACCCCAGCAAGAGCAGTTTTTATATCACCGCGAACATCGGTGGCAATAGATGATGCAGGCATTAGCCGACCATCGTCTCAACATCAAGATAAGGGCCAAGTAAGCCAGTTACCTTGGCAAGTAAATTTTTAGATAGGCGGTAAGGCGTTATTGCAAAATCTACGCCTTCTATTGATCCCCCTGCTGCGGTTCTTGCTTGAAAAATTTCGACTGAGATTGCCAAAATTGCAGCTTCAGCATTCGCATTTCCGACATAGGTCGATAATCCAGAAAGCGCAGCGTTTCCGGCTGGGATAACATTCTTTTCCAATACATCTGCATTGGTGATTGCGACTGTAAATACATAATCATCGATTTCGTCATCGGTAACTGTGTGTGTTCCGTTAAATGGTGATCCGCAGCTAGTAATGACTACGGATTGACCTTCGGTAAATTCGTGAATTGTTGCGGTCTCAAAATAAGCAATATTATCGGTAAGTTTTACTTTGTTTATCTTGCTTTGAAAAGTGACTAGCATTGGTAGAACTAAATTTTCTGATGCATCGATAATATCGTTTAGATAAGCATCGGCATATAGGGATGACGAGACGCCAAGAATTGTCCTAAGCTCTGCAGCTGTAACTATCGTTGGCATCTCGTAATCCTTTCAAGCTATTAGGTGAGCGGCCAGCTCGGGAGCGGACTGGCCGTCACTATTTGGGTTTATCAGGTCTTGTTGATCTTAAATGCGCCAGCGCCAATCTTTGTGGCAACTGCTGCATATCCATAGAAGGCAATCGATACTTCACCAGTTGCAATTACATCAGCGCGTAGCTGGTAGCTTGGGCTTTCATAGAAAGTGTAAGCAGCTGGATTGACAATAATCATTGAGCCATCTGTATCAGTTGTAGCTGCTGTGTTGGCAGTTACAAATAGATCAAGACCAGCCACATTTCCGCGAACGCTGGTTGGAGCAACTACGCCGCCTGCGTTTTGTGGAACTTGAGCGTTGTAGATTGGTCGGCCAGAATCGTTAAGAGTCATCAAGTTAGACCATTGGGAAGTGTTAGCAATGATATTGCGAGCAAATCCTTGGGTTCCGCTATAGACCGATGCAGCTCCGCGAGCTACGAATCCAAGTAGCTCAGCAGCTGTTGGGTAGGTAGCAAGTGTGGTTGAGTCAGCGGTTGCGCCAGCGATAAGAGCAGCATTTACTGCTGTATCTGTGACCTTGGCATATTGCGCAGCGAGATTGTTAAGAAGCTCGGTGAGGAATAAAGGCGAGCTGCGGTCAAGAAGCTCTACGGAGAAGGTCTGACGGCCAGCATATTTCTTTACTGTTACTGTAACGAAAGCGGCGTTTTGATCGGTCTCTGATGGAGCTGCTGCTTCTGCGGTCTCAGCAACTGTTGGCAGAACTGTAATTTTTGGAATCTCGAAAGTAAATCCTGCATCTGGCAAGACTCCAGTTGTAATCGCATCAATATTGCTGCGAGTGGTGTTGGCGAGTCCATTGATAACCTCGGTCATTTGACGAGTTGGGACAAGTCCAGCGTTGTCAGTAGTGTCGGCAGCTGCTGCGACATATAGTCGAGCTTCTTCGTTGCCGAGTGCGGCCTTTACTGTGGCCTCAAGATATTTAACTGGTGAAGGATCAAGTCTTGGACGCGTATAGAACGCAGGCCTTGGACTTGTCGCTTCAACCTTGGCTGCTTCTACCGCTTCTTCAACGGCAGGAGCAGGAGCGGTAGTGTCAGACACTTGGTCTCCTTCGGTTGGTTTGTCTGAATCAGCGGTTGCTGGATCAGAATCTTTGATTTCTTCGCTGGCTGCTACTTCGCTTACGCGAGCAGAGTCAATGGCTGGGTCAGTTACTAAGGACACTTCATCAAGCGTTGCTGAAGTTATTTGCATTACACCCTTGACATTTGTCCATTCGTTAATTTGTGCGCCAACGCTAAAGCCATCGCGTAGGCCTTCTGAAGCTTCTACTAGCGCATCTTCGCCAGCCATCGTATTAGCAATCTTGAAAGTTGCTTCAATGCCTGCTTTGGTTTTCTTATATTTGGCCATTTTGCCAATTGGGCGAGTGCGGTCGTGCTCAAGAAGCAACTTGACACTTTTCATTTCGATGGAATCTTCTGCAAATATTGTTGGGCCAACTGAAGTATTGCCTTGCTCATTCCAAGTGACAATAGTGCCAGTTATGGTCCTCTCAACTGTGTCGGCAGCTGTAACTGCCATAGGCATATTAAGCTTCATTAGGGATTAGATCTTCCTCTCGTTGAATCTGCTCAACGCTCATCGCGCCAATGCGGTTTAAGATTTCATAAACTTGCGCTCTCTCAAGCGGATTACCGCGCAAGAAATCGTCCAAGCTAAAGCGCGTCATTACTGGATTAGGGACAAAATCTGGCAATGATAGGCGTTCCTCAATTGCCTTAAGTATTGGGCGAAGTGAGAAATCTACTAGGCCGCGTCTTTCAGATACGGCATTGCTATAGGTCATAGAAGTTGTTTCGGCGCTTAGGAAGTAGGCCGGGATATTGCAGGCGCGAGCTAACTCAAGCGCTACATATTGTCTGGCTTCTGCAAGCTGCATTGATTTAGGATCAAAGCCAAATTCTTTCAAATCTACATCTGCATTTATAAATGCAGTTGAGCGCGATTGACGAGCAGTTTTCCAAGCTGATAATAATGACGAAATTCTCTCGGCAGTTAAATTAGTGCCATTTGATTTAAGCACCATATTTGGAGCTGGCTCTTTAGCATAATTAACTGCTGCGTTCTCCAAATAAACCGCAGCTTGTATTGTTTTGCCTGCGCGATGCAGTAATCCTTCATCTGGGCCATCAAATCTAATTAGCGAGCCAACGCCAGAGATAGGAACTGGCTTGCCATCAACTTTATATCCTGTAATTGTGTCGGTCTGCACTTCGGTATCTACGGATACGCGACTTGGTCTAATTCTTGTCCAAGCTCTTACGCGACCGCCATCAGTAGATGAATACATCTCGAGCACTTGACCATAACCAGCACCATAAAGCCAAATATCTTCTGCAAGCCAGCAATAAACTACAAAGCCGGCAACTCTTGGGTCTGGCTGATTGATAACGCGATGCGGATCTACATATTCGCCAGTAATGCGGTTAAATGTTGTTAAAGGTAGCGAGCCAATAGTTCCGCAAATAATATTTCTAGCTCTAGCGATTGATGGGACTGACATTGCCAATTGACGCGTTGCATTAGTAGGTGATCCTAAGATTGAGAAGAAATCAACATTCTGCAAGGGTTGTAAATTAGCCGCTTGCACATCAGTAATCGCTGTAGGTTTTGCAGCTTTAACTACTGGAAATAGGAAATCTCTTATAGCACCCATTGCTGACATTGTAAATGATGCTACTTACACTATTTGTATATCTACACCGCTTTCAGCCATCGTTGCATAATGTGTTGCCAAGGCTGCTGCAATTGCTGCGCAAATTGTCGTATTACTTACCTTGCGACCCATTACCCAGCCGCCGTCACCGAAAGGGAGTTTGACGGCGGATAGGCATTGCTTTGTTAGCTCTTCCTGTCCCGAGTGAGCTAACCGCTGTGACGAGATTGCTCCCAGTAACTCATCGCAGCTTTGGGCATAATCAAGACCATCTATGGGCTCAACCCTAATACCAGCAGGCGCTAACCTAGCTGCAACCGCTGACGCAGTTTTGGCTGAATAGGCAACCAACTGGACTGGATACTTTCTGACCCATTCTGCTACATCATTCGCCATTGCTTTATCGTCCAGATTGGCAGGGTTATGCCAAGTCTGTAGCAATATAACTTGGAATTTATCGCCTTCAAGTCTTTGACTAGCAACTAGCGCAGCTTCTTTTCTGCTAGGGCTTAGATCAATAGCCAGCCAAGTATCTGCCTCAGGGTTGAGTCTAAGTCCCTCAACTTTGCAACTTTCCCATTGGGAAGCATTTATTACTGGGTTTATTGTATCGACCCATTGGCATAAGACTTCTGTGCGCACAATATCCTCGGGGTCTGATAAGACGGCTCGGATATTATCTGGATGAACTGTCAAGCCAAGTGACGGATTAGCTTGGCAGACACCTAGCCAGAAGTCAGGTGAGTTATCGAACTTAATACCTTGCGGAGCTGACCACTCGAACCAACCAATATCATCATTGCTGCCAAAGATGGCGGCATAGGCTCGCTCTTTTAGTTTATTAAGAACTATGCTGTGCTGATCACCAGCATTGGAATAAACCCATATCTGCGGATTAGGACTAGCCATCTGGGTATATCGCAAAGCAGACCACACATCTTCGTCTTTATATTCTCTAGCTTCGTCTAGGTGAATTGTTTCAGGAGCTGCAATGCCTCGACCAGCTGAGTTATTGGCGCGGACGATATATCTTCTGCCTAAGGTAAATTGTAACTCTTGGAAGCCTTTACTTTCCAGCTTCTTAGTAAATTCAGCAGCTAGCCTTGGATTCTGTTCAATAATTCCATAGATCTTATAAAAGAGCTCTGCTGATGTCGTTAGCTTATGAGCTGTATGGACCTGTAGTTTTTCTTTTAATACATAGATTCTAAATAAAATTTGAAGCGCCATAAAGGTTGATTTGCCTTGTTGCCGAGCACAAAGCAAGGTAACTACTGGGTGAGCCCATCGGCCATCTGGCTTTTGTTTTAAGCTGTGATGGGCCAGCCATTGCTGCCAAGGCATTAAAGTAAAGCCAATTTCTTCGCAAAATTTAATCATTTGCTCGCCCAATGAAGGTAAATCATTAAGTTTTGTGTGAATTCTAGGTTCTGCCACACCTCGGTAAGTCGATTCGTCCCTAACTCTGGCGATCTCTCCCAATTGCGCCATAGCGATAGCTTTCATTCCTGATAGTGCCTAGCCGAGCCATTTTCAGGGAAAATCTTCCCGATGGGGGTCGTGGGTGTCCTGCTACGCTCAAAAAAGCCGGGGGTCATACGATCTCGCTTGCCACTATTG